AGCAACCATTGCTCAAACAGCGGTAACTCAAGGGTTGACCGCAGCAACGAGATTGTTATTTGCAACCTTTGCGGCAAACCCATTCGGTGCTATTTTAGCCGTCATTGGATTAGTCATCGGTGCTATTGTTACTTTGACTGATGAAACAAATAATGCTGAAGCTGCAGAAAAGAAATATCAAGCAACTTTACAGAAAACAAAATCAGAAAGAGAGTTTCAGATCTCCCTTATTCAAGCACAAGGGGCAACTGAACTTGAGGTCGCTCAAACCCGAAGAGCAAACGCTGAACGTGATTTAAGAGACGCAAGAGCTCGTCTATTGGTTTATAAAGAAACAGGTGCTAGTGAAAAACAGATTAACCAAGAACTCACAGTTATTGCTGAAAGTAAAAGGATCATCGCTTTAGAAAACGCTCGTATTGACCGAATGGCTACTGAAGAGCAAATAGAGAATGCTGAGAAGTTGACAGAAGCTCAAAAGAAAGCTGCTGAGGAACGTAAGGCACAACTCCTTGATGAACTTAAACTATTGGGGGATATTAGACGAGAAGAACTCCAAAGAACAACCCGTGGTTTAGAGGTTAATCTACCTGAATACAACTCAGATCTTAAAGAACAGAATGACTTATTAAAGTCATTGGCAAAGTCACAAGGTGAATATAACGACGTATTTGATGAGTATGCAAAACTATTCAGAAAAGGTGGAGAGGTTGCTGCTGCAATAGAAACTAATAAGATGATTTATGAACTTCCAAAAGAAGCACAAAATATTATTAAGATTAATACCGAATTAATTAAATCATCTTTAGAACTTGCGGGTTACAATGCATCAGATGTAGAAAGTAAAATTCTTCAGGCTTTATTATTTACCCAATCTCAGTTTTTAAAAGGTGTTTCTGACGACACTGAATTTTATATACAAAACCAAGAAAAACTTCTAACTTTTGAACGTTACTTCATTAGCTCATTTGTAAATACAAATATTAAAGGTTTCCAAGGTTCAACCGAAGCGATAGCGGAACAAAGAAAAATATTAACAGATCAAGCACAAGTGGTTTTTGCTAACCTCATTGCTAGTGGTAATGAATTGGTAAAGGTTAGAGAATATTACAAAGATGCCGCTGGAGCCATAAGAAACCTTAGTGATGAAAATCTAAAACTTTCTCAATCTACGGAAGTTTTAAACGGATTCCTGAGAAATACTGGTGATTTAATCACAAGATCATTTGACCTACCAGTATCTTTTGGGAACTCTGCTAAAAACGCATTACAGAAAATAACAGATGAAATATCCAAGGGGACATTTGATGCTGCTCGTGAGTTCGGATCAGATATTGAACAACTTGAATACACCTTACTTCAAAATGGTATAGACATTAGAAACGCTTCGTATGAAGAAAAACTAATGTTACTTAAAAAGTTCCTTGAGAAAGAGGTCAAGGAAACCGAAGATGCTGAGTCTAAGAAACAAGATGCTCAACAAAAAACCATTGAAAAGTTTCAACAAAATGTTCAATCATTTCAATCAGCTCTCAATGCATTTGCTCAGAGTTTAGGTGACTTCTACGAACTTCAGTTTGCAAAAATAGAAAATAATTACTCTAAACTACAATCAGAGATCAATGACTCAACAGAAGAGGGACAACAGAAAAGATTAGAACTTGAAAAACAATACACTGGTGAGGTTGAGGCACTACAGAAGAAACAAGCAAAAGCACAACTAAGAATAAGTTTAGCACAGACCTTAGCAAACACAGCTGAAGCTGCATCGAAGATCAATGCTCAACTCGGTGCGTTTGGTATCATTGCTCAAGGTATTGTAGTTGCTGCGGGTATTGCTCAGGCAGCGATTATCACCGCTCAGTTAAATCAGATTGACTCTTTTGCAAGAGGTGGTAGATTACCAAAGATGGCTGGTGGAGGATACCTACAAGGTCCTAGTCACAATAATGGAGGAATTAAATACCAAGGTGGGGGAGTAGAACTTGAAGGTCGTGAATCAGTTATCAACAGAATATCAACTGTTCAATACGCAGATCTCCTATCGAGTATTAACATGGCTGGTGGTGGTAAACCTATTGTGATGAATAACTTTGATGATTCAAGGATTGTGGAAGCAATAGCAAGACAGAGAAAAGAACCAATCAGAGCATACGTAGTTGAAAGTGATATTACACAAAAACAAACAGTGACTAAACGACTTGAACAGCTCAGTCAAATTTAAAAAAGATATTTATATACAATGTTAAAAATTATCGAGTTATTGATAGATCCCCTAAGTGGTGATACTGGTGTATTTGAAGTGGGTTGGGTCGCTCAGCCAGCTATTGAACAAGAGTTAATGTTCTTTGGTCGTCAGAAGTTTTACAAAGCACCTGAGGAGGTTGCTGCTAAAGCGTGTAGAGCAATAAAGGAAAACGAAGAAAGAGGTAATCCAGCATCCACTCAGGTGGGAAAAGTTCGTGGTCAGCAATTGTGTTCAAGATCTGAAATTTCCTTAGAAACAATCAAAAGAATGAAGTCATACCTCGAGAGAGCAGAGACTTACTACACCGGTGACTATGATGACAATGGTACTATTGCTTATGACCTTTGGGGTGGAAAACCAGCCAAGGATTGGACTACAAGAATTCTATCAAAAATAGAAGAGGAAAAAATGCAAGATGAAGGTCTTGAAGATGCTTGTTGGGAAGGTTATGTTGCCATTGGAATGAAACCAGCAAATGATGGTTCAGGTAGAATGGTTCCAAACTGTGTTCCAAAAGATTCAGTTCAAGAGTTTGTTTATCCTGAAGGTGGGGAAAATGAGAATGAGTTCATCTCACGTTGTATGGGTTCTGCACAAATGATTGGTGAATTCCCTGATCAATCTCAACGTGCTGCGGTGTGTTATTCTTATTGGAGAAATAACAAATTTTCCTCAAATAGAGTTGGATTTGATTGGGAAGTATTAAAAACTGATGAAGGTATTAATTTATTTGAAAGAGAGTTAGCAAGAGGTTCCTTACCAGTTTTATTTCATTTGGGATTAGTTAGTCCTGAACTTATTGATTTTACACGTCGTTATAGGATCCCTGTCAGTGCGATTAATATGTACTCCAACAGGGGCGAGAAAGTCCAACTGATAAAAGATATGGGACTTCCTCGTCATTATGATTTGGATCGTCAAGTTAGAAATGAACTTAGAAATGTTGCCATTGAGTTTGACTACGTTGTAACAGCATTACCATCATACGAGAATGTAACTGGTGATACTGACAATATGTTAATCAAACCATTCCTATCGGATTGTGGGTGTATGAAAGAGGAGTTTGCTCCATATCCTTGGGATGAGTGTATTGCTGATCAGTTAGAAAAAGGATACTCTCAAGAGGTTGCTGAGAAAATCTGTGGGAAAATTAAAGCAATGAACAACTCACAACAAGAGTTTGAACTCCTTGGATATGTGGATGGTTTACCCGTATTCTCAACAAAAGAAGAAGCTGAGGAGTGGGGAAGACAAATGGGTTGTCAAGGATCTCACAAGCACATCGATGAGAACGGTAATGTAACCTATATGGGTTGTGAAATTCACCCTGAAGAAGACGAGTTCGACTTTAGTGATTATACCAATGAAGAACTCGAAGCTGTTAAACTTATGGGTGAACTCGCAAAGGTCGCACCTGAAAAGTTTGAAGCTGTTGTCCCATCACTTGTTCAAGGTGTAACCTCAATGGAGATCGTAGGTACAAACTATCAAACACCAACTAAATTCTACAGATACGTAAGAAAGAAGTTTGATACTGTAACTAACGAGAACAGAGACTTCTGTATGAGTATAGAAGGTTATTTCTTCCGTAGGTTTGCTATTGATGCTATGAGAAACTACAATGTGGAGTTTGGTCATAATCGTCAACCTTATAGCAAATGGCTATGGGCTGGGGGTCCCAATTGTGTCCACGCTTGGGAGGAGTGGGAAGCTAAGGGTAGAGACTTCCGTCCAACCGGTAGAGACTTAGGACAAGCCGGTATCCCACCAGCAAACAAACCAAATAATGGTTACTATTCAGCTGAGACCAAAAGAAAATCTCAGAAAGCATATTGGGCTCAAAGGAACGAGCAGATGAGCAAACAGGACTTTGAACTCATTGGTGATTTGGAACCTATCGGATGGGATGATGAATACCCCATTTACGATGATATGGTGATGGCTCAAGACGCATCTTACAAGATGGGATGTGGTGGTACATACGAGGAGATAATGTACAAGGAGAAGAGAAGTTTTAGAGCCTGTAATACCAAAGCAGTTAAAACAGAAATGAGGAAGCAGTTATTTGCTTCTGATGAAGAAAAACGAATGATCTACACTCCACTTATGATCCCTAATATTCTTATCCCAAGAATGTCTGAGGATGGGGAAAGATACTTCGTCAAATTCACACCAGATACAATCCGTCAAATCCAACAGAAGTTTATGATGGAACAAAGACTACGTGATAACAACTACGAACACTCCGATCAGAAGTGGAGAGACATTGTTATGGTTGAGTCTTGGATTGTAGATGGGGAAAGTGATAAAGCCTATTCCTTAGGTTTTAGTAAGGAAGACATCCCAACGGGTACTTGGATGGGTGGATATAAAGTTCTCGACACCAAAGAAGGTGATATGATATGGAACAAATATATCAAACCAGGAGTAGTTCGTGGGGCAAGCGTCGAAGGGAATTTCATACTAAATTTTTCAGAGCAAACAAGCGATGACTATTTATTGAAAACCATAATAAATATTCTAAAAAGTATAACTAAATGAATACCACAGAAGCGTTGAGTAAAATCGCTGAGTTGTTAGGAATGAAGTTCAAGTCAGAGAAGTTTTTTCAAACCAAACTTGTTGACGGGGAAACAGTTATCACAAATAATCATGAAGGTCCTTTCACAGTTGGGGAACCTCTTTTTGTTGTTGGAGAAGGATCTATCCTTTTACCAGCACCAGCAGGAGAGCACACCACAAGAGAAGGTCTTGTATTGGAAGTTAGTGAGGACGGTGTAATCCGTGAGATAAGTGAGGCATCAAGAGAAGAAGAATCTCGTGTGGAGGAAGCAGAGACAGAAATTGAGGTTGACACCGAAGTTATGTCAAAAGCTAAACTCGCAGACGGAACTGAAATCGAAACAGATTCAGAAGGCGAATTTGCTGTTGGTCAGAAACTATTTGTTATTACAGAAGCTGGAGAGAAAGTTGGAGCACCTGAGGGTATGCACACAACTGAATCTGGTATTGTTCTAACTGTAGATACTGAGTCAATGATCACAGGTGTAAAGTATCCCGATACAGAGGGAGAAGGATCACTGGGTGATTACAAAAAAAATATGGAGGACATGAAAAAGGCAATGACAGAAATGATGTCAGTAATGTCTACGTTCTCCAAGGACCTTGAGTCCTATAAAAAAGATTATGAGGAGTTCAAGAAGCAACCAAACTTCACTGAACCAGTCGTTAAAAAATCATTCGGTAAGGTAAATCTTATCGATGCAAAATACGAGTTCCTCAAACAAAATTCATTAAATAAATAAAATAAAAACATTTTAACAAAATGAGTAATAAACTAACAAAAATCGAAAAGGGTTCACCAAAGTCTTTCAAGTTCAACTATGACTTGTCTGCCCTTCCTGACTACGAGAACTACGGTTCAGAGATGTTAATTAAGGCATTCCTTGGATTAACCTTGACTAAGTACTCTTCAATCAGACCAAATTTACGCGGAACTACTGAATTAGTAGGTTTCACCGAGACTGATGTCATCTTACAAGACCTTAGTTGCGGATTTGATCCGACAGGTTCAACTGTACAAAATGTAGTTGAAGTAAAACTATGTAATAAAAAAGCAAACGTTCAGTTCTGTCCTTATGACCTTTACAACACTTATTTGAGTGAGTACTTGTCTAATGGTAACTTCCAAGAGGAAATTCCTTTTGCTGAGGCTATCCTACAAGACGTTTCTAACAGAACGGCTAACCAAATCGAGCTTCAACTTTGGAGAAACTCAACCGCAACTGGTGCTACTCAATACGATAATCAGTGTTTCAACGGTCTTATCAAGTTGATCACAACTGGTAATGGTGCAACTTCAGTTGCTTACACCGCGGCTACTGCTACTAACGGTCTTGATGTTTTCACATCTTACTACGAAGCGATCCCTGAGAACGTTCTTCACAGAGACGACCTCGTTATCTACTGTGGTTACGCTGACTACCGTGCTCTTGTAAGCTCAATGAGAAACAACTCATTCATTAACTTGTTTGACTTCAACTCAGCTGACTCAGCTCAAGGTATGGATTGGGGAGTTATGCTACCCGCCACGAACGTGCGCGTAATTCCATCTCAAGGTCTAAGTGGCCAATCTAAAGTATACGCAGGTCCTGCTCAATACATCATGGTTGGTATGAACGACGAGATGATGACAACTAAATTGATGTACGATCCCTTCTCTGATATTGTGAAGCTGAATTTGCACTCGACGTACGGTTGCGGCGTGTTCGATCCATCAGCTTTCGTTGTAGCACAATAATAAACCACAAACATTAAAAAAACTTATAAATTATGTCATGTTATATTAGCAGCGGCTATACCTTAGATTGTAGAAATGCTTCTACGGGTGGAGTCAAAACTCTATGGCTATTGGGTGGTTCAGGTTCAGTTATTACTGGTTTTACTGAAGACGTTCAAGAGCGTGTGGTTAGTGCAAGCGGAACAGGGACGATGTACAAGTTCGAGCTCACAAAGCAAGGAACAAGTCTAACCGAAAATATTGCGGTTAACACTACTTCTCAGTCTATTGTATTCGAACCTACCCTTGTAGTAAACTTACCTAAACTCGATTGGGAGTTAAGAAAACTCTTCCAAGAACTTGTGTCACAGAACTCAGTAGTGGGAATGGTGCAGGATAACAACGGACGTTACTTCACATTTGCGTGGAGAAACGGAGCGTTGGCTACCTCAGGTGGTATTCAAACTGGTCTTGCTTACGCTGACCTCAATGGTATGAATGCTCTAACATTCGTTGGAGGAGAACCAAACGCAACACAGGAAATACTTGTTACCACAACGCTTCAAGCAGTGTTCTCAGGTATTACTGTTCAATAATAAAAACGATAACCTATCGTTAAATCGGGGGGAGGATTTCCTCCCCCTTTTTTAAAGCCAAGAATAATAGAAAATGAGGTGGAACGGAAAGAATATTAGACCTATAGCACCGTCCTTTAGGGTTTACTTAAATAATGATAGACCAGCTGAGAATAGTTTCAAAAGGAGACCTATTCCTGTATGGCAAACTGTGATGAGTGTTCAACCACAAAGTTCTGCGGTTCCTTCGCCAAGTCCAACACCAACGCCAGCACCAGTCAACTGTGAATGGTCTGCAATCACGGCTCAATGGAACTATAACACCAATGAATGGGATGAATGTTTACCTGTTCCACAAATCACTCCAACGCAGACCCCAACGATTAGTTTAACTCCATCTATTTCATCAACACCACAGGTGACTCCAACAACAACAATAACTCCTAGTCCATCTCAACCTGGAACTGGTGGTTATATCGATTATTTTGATGCAGCATTTTATGATGGTGATGGTTATTGGGATTCATTGACAACAAATAAATCATTTAAGTTAATCAATTCACCTACTTATATCTCGGATTTCTCTGGTATGATTAGTTTTGATGGGGTTAATGATTATGCAGTTTCGGACGCTCAAATAATCCCTAATACTTCAGCCTGGTCAATCGAGTTTTGGTATAGATTCAATAGTGCCTCGTGTTCTTATTCACAAAATAGAATGTTTAATGATGGTAAACTTGGTTCATCAAATACCAATAATTTTACAGACGATAGAGACTGTTTTGGAAGTGCAAGGTGGCAATTTGATGGTATTGCAGATGCACCAGGCATTAACTATGGTGTTGCTGTTCCAGCTCAAGTTGTTTATACTTACTCTGGTGGAACGGTTGAGGTATTTTTAAATGGAGTTAATCAATATTCTAACACTGGATATGCTTATACTTGGAGTGCAAACAGGTTAAGTATGCTCACTACCAATGATGTAAATAAATCAGCAGTGGATTTTTCTATTATTAAAACTTATGGGTTTAAACTCACTTCAACTGAAGTTTTAAATAACTTCAATCAACTAAAAGCAAGATTTGGATTATGAAATATGTAATATTTTTATACAATGAAGTTGGTAAAATAAACTTCAATGAAGTATTAGATGATGCTCCTGATACATTGAGAATAAGCCTAGAAGGTAAATCTATAATCAAGTATACAGGAGAAATGCCAGAGAGTGTTAAATCTTTAAAATGGAAAAGTCTAGAATATTCCAAGCAAGAGATACTTAATATTATCTATACTGAATCCGAATGGATAGTTCCATTGGAAAACATAAACAAACAAACAACAACAAACTAAGACAATATGTCTAATTTATCAAACCTTCAAATCAATCAATCTTTCCAGGGGTTATTGAAACTTGCTGATAGCACTACAGGTATTACTCAATCTCTACAATCAGTTCAAGATGGGTTGGGTAATAACACTGGAATCAAACTTGCACAAGATTTTCTTGCTGCTCCGTCTTTAATATCTTTTAAACCATTGGGTAAAGCAACTGGTGGTCCTGGTATTGCCACTGGTGCAGGAACGGCGAATATTGCTAGTTCTCAAGATAAAATCTTTGCTGCTTATTTTCTTGATGATGGTCTTAGTTCTTATTCAGGTATTACGTTTCGCGTAGGTACGGTGACTAGTACTGCAGACCAAATGAACTTTGCTTTTTACTCTGTTGCTCAAACAAATCAATATGGATTGGCTCCTGAGAATCTCATAATGTCAGGTATTACATTAAATGCTGCAGATTTAGCTGCAACAGGATTGGTCACAAAATCACTACCATCAACATTAACATTTGGTGAACCTAGTGTTTATGCTCTACTATGGTATACAACAAATGCTGGTAACGTGACACCAACAGCAAGAATCACTGCTGGTGCTGACCCAAACGGTCTGACTACTTTACTTGGTAATATGTATGGTTATGTGGTTTCTGTTGATGGAACAGCTGCACAGTCTGTGATGTATGGACCGAATAGTGAATCTACTTCAGTTTATTATTCTACAACAAATGCACCATTTTTAGTTTCTTATACACCAGCTACCATTGCAGCAACTGCGAGCTCATCAATCTTTGCTTCAGGAGGATTTCTTTTAAGAAAATAAGTTTTAGGTGATGGCTAAAGTTTGGAGAAACAAACAATTTTCAAATTATCTTGGTGAGAACCGAGCGATATTGGATATTTACACAAATTTTATAAGTGGAGCAACTCCAACACCAAGTTACACTCCAACAAATACCCCAACTGCGTCATTTACACCAACCCCAACTCCACTTGGATTATTTTGTGTTGGTCAAGGATTTGACTTTGGACCACAAACCATTGAATACTATAATGGTGATTATTATGTTGCTGGTTCATTTGAGTTTTATCAAGGAAACCGAGCTCCTTTGATTGTAAAGATAGATGCAAATACAGGAAACATTGCAACTGATTTTTATTCATCAATACCATCAACTTTTGGAAATACTAGTGCGGTTGTGTATGATATTGAGTTAATGTCATCTGGAAAGTTGTTTGCTGGTGGTCTTTATAACTTAGGTGGTTCATATAAGGGTTTAAACTTGTTGAATGCAGATGGAAGTTTAGACTCCTCATTCAATCAAGCAGATGGTCCATTAAACTTAGAGATTAGAGATATTCATATCAATACTGGAGAAACCGTTGTTTATGTTGTTGGAAACTTTACAGGAACTCCAAACAGAATACGTGCTTATGATATGACTGGTGCTGTATGGGGTAGTTCAAACTTTGGTACAGGTTTTAATAGTGCGGTTTTTTCAATAATAGGTGATGCAAGTGATAATCTATTCATTGGTGGAGGCTTTACTCAATACAAAGGAATAACAAGAAACCGACTTGTAAAAACCGACCAATTTGGAAATATTGATGCAACATTCATGACTGGTTTAGGAACTGGATTTAATGGACCACCCACAAATATGATTTTAGATGGGGGTTATTTATATTGTGTTGGAACCTTTACCGTTGTTAATGGCGTCACAAAAAATAGAATATGTAGAATAGATGCTACGACTGGTGTTCTTGATGCTGCTTGGGCAGGAACAGGAATAACAATCCCAGCGGGAGTTTTTCAAAGAATAGCAATAGAAAAAAATCCTATAACCACAGATTTTGTTATTACAATAACCCAAACAATCCCAACCAACCAAGCAAACTTCAATGGAACCAATTTTTATGGTTCAGTGTTTTCTGTTGATGCTGGCGGAAACTTTGTTAATACATTTGGTTCTCCTAATGACCCTAACTATGGTTTTAATGATTTTGCCCAAAATACAGCATTGAGTGCTGAAGAGATTGCGGTAAATTCTGTCAATGGAGATATTTGTTTTGTTGGAGATTTTTATTCTTTCAATGGTCAGTATTTCCCAAGCATTGTATTGACTGATTTGAATGGTGATTTGAATAGCACCTCAGTTTGTTGCCCAGTGAGGATTACATCTACGCCTACACCAACGCCAACATTGACTCCAACAAATACACCAACACCGAGTCCAACACAACCGCTTGGTTTGTCATTCTTAGTAGCATCAGGAGCAACAAGCTTAGAAGCGTGTAATAATCTTTTGACCGGAACAACATTTACAATATATGCCGCAAACATAGGAAACTGTGGACCTTGTCTTCCATTCAACTGCTGGCCTTGCTTAGATACAACACAACAAGTATTCTCTAACATTGCACAGACAATATTGATTGGAGATGGTTATTATGCCAATAATACTGGTAGTGGAAATAACTGGTGGTTAATGCAAACTGGTCAACCTCAACCTGGTGGATATGGAAGTTGTTAAAAAAATGAAGAAATGATATATCTAAACCAAGGTCAACAAAACCAAGCTGCGGCTGTATGTACTCGAAACGCTAGTTTAACTGGTGGTACGATTGTCTATTTATGGAACCTACAACACAAATTAAGTGGTAGGGTTTTTAACTTTATTCCCTTTAGATTAATACCATCAGTTACGTACAAACCAGCTTATGATTTGTTTTGTATAGATATTGATGATTCAATACCACAGGTTTTAACTGGTGCTACACAATGCGGTCAAACCAATGTTCACTTGATTCCTGGTGAATATGCCTTAACTGTTTATCAACAACTTTCCACATCAAACCTTAATCCATCGTTGTCAAGTGGGATTGTCTATCAAACACTAGTGATTGTAGACGGAGTTAATCAGAACAACCCAACGGTTTATACCGGTGGAACCGATGGAGTATTTATAATATATAATTCAGATAATGATTAAACTCGATACGATAAACTTCGGAGTAGATACATCAACAAGATTTGTTGAGAAAATTGTAAAATCTTTACCCTTTGTGAGTTGGGGGATAGATAACATGGAAGTGGAGCGTCTCTATGACTACGCTTTAGATGCTTCTCCTATTCACTCAAGTGCTATTAGAACCAAAGTAGATAATGCTTCGGGAATGGGTTTTGAGAAGGATTTTAAGATCAACAACAAGGAAACCCTAAATGATGTTATCAAACAACTTTTTTGGGAGTATATTGTCAGTGGCAACTTATTTTTTGAGGTTGTATGGAAAGCAAAACGTAGTGAGGGTATTCACTCAATCCACGTTATCCCATCAAAGTTTATCAGAGCTAAGTCTCCTGACAACAACGAACTTTATTCTAACAAGTGGTTCTACTGTCACGATTGGGCAAACTGGAGAAAAGCTGGTATTGTAGAGATGGTTGAGTTTGATCCAAACAACTACACTGATAGGCAGATTCTGCACGTACGCAATTACCAACCTGGATTTATTTTCTACGGAGCACCATCTTACCTTTCATCCCTTTTAGATATTAGATTATCGAGAGCCATTTCAGCTTTCAATTTAGCTAACATCGAGAATGGGGCACAACCCTCACTTTGGATAAATTTCCCTCAGGAGGTCGATTCACAAGAGGATCAAGAGGATATCCTCAGAAGATTGGAAGGACGTTACACAGGTCCTTATAATGGGGGTAGAATCATTGTTTCATACGGTAGTGATGGGGTAAGACCTGAGATCACCACATTAGCCCCAACTTTGGAGGGTGGTATGTTTGCTGAGATCTTTGGATTGGTTAGAGAAAACATTTTAGCTGGTCACCAAATCCCCGATCCAAGTATCTGTGGACTTCCAAGCCCATCAGGATTTTCCTCTCAAGCTGATCAGTTGAAAACTGCGCATCAGTTGTTTATGAAAACCACAATAAATCCCCTTCAGAACTTTATGTTAAAGGAGTTGAACCCATTAGTCCAACTTCTGTATCCAAATGAAGTGGTGAACCTTAAAATCATTCCTAACGAGTTTATTGTATGATCTACAACGTATTATTAATATCCGAGCAACGCCTCAAGGACAATACCAGTATCAACGACAACGTAGATTCTTCTGAACTTCGTTTTAGTATTCAAATGGCTCAGAATATATTTCTTCAAGAGTCACTTGGAACAAACCTGTTTGAAAAGATTTTAAGTTTAGTTCAAACCAGTAATATCGACTTAGCAGGTAATATCAACTACAAGGAACTGTTGAATAACTTTATTCAACCAATGCTTATTCAGTATTCTTTTTATTTGAGTTTGGACAACTTTTTTGTCAAGTTTGTAAACGTAGGTCTTCAGTCTTTTAGATCAGAACAATCCAACCCCATTGGAATAAAAGAGTTTACGTATTTAAAAAACAACGCAAGAGACCAAGCCCAATTCTTGGACAATCTCCTGCGTCGTCATTTGGTTTTTGAATCTTCTAAGTATCCTGAATACACCGAGATCAAAAATAATGGGGAGTTACCCCCAAATTTTGGTGGAGCATTTAAGTCTTCAATCACCTTACCTTATGGATACAGAACAACCAAGGGTGGTTATTCTGCGGGTAATGTATTTTATGATTGTCCCTACCCCTGGTGGTATAATGGACAAACTGGTAATATCTCCTGATTATTTCTTTTCAGAGATAAACTGATCCACTTTTTTTGTCTTTTCAACAATCTCTTTGTTCAATCCTTTTTCAATGTATTGAGCAAAGTGATCTGCTGTTGCTATTAACTCAAGTACGGTGGGTTTTACTCCGATCATTGTGTAGTATTCAATCGCACGCTCCATTTGAGATTGACGTGCAATAATTCTTGCTCTTTCTAGTTCATTCATTTTTTGTTTGGTTTTTGTGATTTGTCTTTAGCGAAAATAAGGAAGTCGAGTTCCTTTGCGAACTCCTGTTTCTTTAAAACAGGTATCGTTTTGTCGTATTGTCTATTGTGTGTTCCCATAGTTAAAATATAATAAATCTGTTTTACCAAATCAAATTTTGGGGACAAGTCTGTTGAGAACTTCTTGTTCTTTTTCCAAAAGTGATTTGATTAGTTTGTGGAAGTTATTGTCCGTTGCTGGTAGTTTTATTTGCCATTTGTCTTGAAACTCTCTTCTCCAACGGATGGCAGCGTGTAGATGATCAATCGTATAACTCTTATTGAGGAGTCTTAAGATGGTTTCGTATTCTTTTTCTAAATCGTTCATAGTTTAAATTTGTTTTTAAATTGAAGATGAATGGGTATTGTACTTTTGGTATTATAACCCATCCTTTCTAATAGTTCGTGTGCTAAGATTAAATCCCTTGCGTTCTCCACCCACAAATCCCCTCTCTCACCCACTTTATTCTTTGTTACACAAACTTTGCAGGAGTTATGGTATCCGTGGTCATTCACATCACTTTGGAAGAAGTTAGAGCAAGGAAAATAGTTTCGTTGAGTTACGCACCAACAATGTTCAATATCATCTTTGACTATCTTCCTTTCAATACTCATTTTACAATATTTTTGTGATGTTCCAAAATTTCCTCTACAGTGGGTTTTTTATTCATCAATGACACTCTACTATTATTTATAACCTGATCGTTCTTATAATCAAGAAAAACGTAGTAAAAAATAGATTCTGTTGCTAGTATTCCAACCTCAGTTCTAAATGTATTATTTTTTTGTTTGGTTGTCACGTTATTGGATTGTTCAAGTTCGGTCTTCATAAGAAAACTTCTACGTTGAGGATTCCACTTTAAACCTCTACGGGTTTGGGAGATGTGTGTTCTCGATAGTGTATGACCATTGTTGGTCGTAAATTCTCTTGCGATTTTTGAGTTTGATAACCCTTGTTCAAAGAGTTGAAATAGACGTTCTAAGTCGTCTGAGTGTTCATCGATTTTGTAAGCGCCAATCATTTTACTTGTTCTTTTATTTTAGTTTATGTTTTATTTCAAACTGTCTCCACACAGGTAGTTGACCTTTTCCAAATTTGTATCCCAAAACCTCAAGTAGTCTTTGTGTTTGTTCAAAGTCTGAATCTGTGACATTGACTAACTTGATATATTCTGTTGTTGGATCAATGGGGGTTTTGTCTTTCTTATAATGAATTTTACATTTGTAAGTAAGACCAAAAGGATTTTGTTTTGATTTGTAGAACTCGGTTTCAAGTTTGTAATCCCCACATAGACTACAGAAATAAACCCATCCTTCATCTGTCAACATCCTCCTTTTGAGGTATGCCTGTATTTTGCTGTTTCCCATATTTATAAATATATAAAAAAAATAAATTGTTTCAACTTTACATATAAAAATGGGATGATATGTTTTAACCATCTTGTCGGACGCACTTCATTTAAGAGCACCTGGGATAAGAGGGAACAAGTAGTTACCAGGGGGAAAAACAAAGCTACAACTGAGAACAAGGAAGAAACAGTGTTGAAGGACTGATTAGAGTCTGAGAAGTAGTCTTCAAGTTGAATACCTAATCTGTATTCAATCTAACCTCAAGAATAGGTTTGGGTTCTAACTCAGTGTGTGAGCACTGGGAAAGAACTCACTTACCTAAGAATAGGGTAAATAAGAATTTGATAGTATAGAATTAATTGATTAGAATTTACTAATAACTTTAAAATTTAACTAAATGCATTACCTAAGAGAGTTCAATAGACATATAAGAAGTTTAATTGATCCTAAAAAACCTATTCTTTATAGAAGTAATATTAATTATCTTAAAACATATTTTGATTATATTGTTTCTATTTCTAATGATAATGAAAAACTCATTATGTCTTTTTTACAACATTTTGATTCAATAGAGTCAATTACTGTTAATAACATAGAAAAGAAGTTTTCAGAGTTCATTTTATTTAACTCAGTAGAGAAGGATTATTACATTTTAGATCTAAAAGAAGTACCAACTGGTAGGGGGATTTACTTTTTAATGGATGAGACTGGTGAAATTCTGTACATCGGTAAAAGTAAAAATTTAACTAACAGAGTTATTGAATCATACTTAATGAAACTACCACACGGAGTAAGTTATTTTGAATATCTCAACGTTGATAACTACAATGAAGGTGCTGAGGATATATTTGAAGCGATAGCCATAGACTATTACCTACCTATACTCAATAATCAGTTTGAAACTTTCAAGGTAAGTCATAAAACATATCACATCGCAATGAAAAAAATTGAGGAAGAAGTAGTAGGTTATAACTTAATTTGTGTTGATATTTCGTATAACAATAATATTATTAAAGAGTAGTCCCACAGGATTATATTTTATTGAGCCCACCCCTTTCCGACAAGATATACAGGGGTGGGTTTTTAAATTCATACAGGTGATATTTATTAACAACTAATCCACACCCAATGGAACTAACAGATATAATCATTCCGGCAATAACGAGTGTAATAACTTTTTTCTTAGGTCTTCAACGAGGAAAGAAAGAAGTTGATGGACTACACCTCTCTAACCTTGAGAAATCCATTGAGATATACCAAACCATCATCAAGGATCTAAAAATGGAAATGGAGTCCCTACAGAGGAAAGTAGATGATCTTCAAGGTAAGGTAGATCTAATGGTTGTAGAAAATCAAAAGTTAAAGAAACTTGTCTCTAAAAAAGATTTACAGATTATTAAGTAAGTGTATATTTATAAGAGAGACTAATATTTGTTCCCAATATTATATTTTAGTTTCGGTCATTTCCCCTCATCGCTTGATGGGGGGTTTTTTATTTTATATATTTAAAGAAAAAAAACCATGGGAACAAAAAACTTTATTCTAATCACTCTACTTGACATTAACTCCAACGATATCATCCGTGTATTCGAGGGAAATGAAAATGATGTCTTACTATTTAAAAATAACATCACTGAAGTATTTCCTAATACAACTGGTGGTATTACAATTCGTATTGTCTTGAAGGTAGATCTTAGTGAACTCTAAACACTTTCGGCATTTATTTTTTTTGAAGGGGGATTATGTCCCCCTTTTTTATTCTTTTTTTTCCCTTTATAGAGTATATTTATTTAGTAAAACAAACCGAATATGAGTTGTAACTGTAAAGGAAAGAAATCAACATTAAATAACATAGACTCTGTGGATCATTTAGCAATGGCAAGTGATGTATATCTAAATCACATTGATGGTAAGGATACTTCAACTCTATCTGAGAATGATACGTTCATTATCCTTCAAACATACCGAAGTCTATACCCCAATCAAAAAATGGATGTAACCTTGGAACAAGCCCTAATAACATTGGGGGAGGCTCATAACAAATATATTTCTACACAAAATGGAAAAAAAACCTATAGGAAGACCTAGAATAGAAACAACCCTCACTCCAATGTGGAAAGAGATAATCTTAGATGCAGGTCGAAACGGAAGACACATAACACAATTTCTCAACGAACTTGGGATCTCTTGGGAAGGACATTATAAACTACTGGTAAGACATAGAGGGTATAATGAAGCCGTTAAGGAATACGAAAGATTATGTGAGAACTTTTGGTATGAAATGGCACTAAACTCAATGGTGACCAGTGAAGGTAAAAACTTTAACTCACGTCTTTGGAGTTTGATTGTAAGAAACAAGTTCCCTGAAAGATGGAGTGAATCACAGAAGATTGATATCTCTTCAATGGGGGAGAAAATATCAGAGAAGAAAATAGAGGTTGAGATAATAAGAAGAAAAATAGAAGATGAAGAAATTTAGATCATACTACTACACTTTGAAGGATCAGTACCCCAAGGTGGAATTTGAAGTTTCCACTGTGGATGCGAACCAACAAAAGTCAGTGAACTACATTATCAAGTTTTGGAAGAAAGACCCTGAGTTCTACGATAAGAAGAATACTCAACTACTTTTAACCAAAATAAGAAATGAGGTATATCTAAAACAATCTAAGTTTTTCAAAGACCGATTCATCACCAATACCTTCTACCCTGATGTTTGTGTGAATAACAAAGAGTATTTCGTTTCAGAGGAGTTCACTTTCTTTAAGTCTAAGGACTTCAAACACTCTGAAATAACCACATACTTCACTGACTTGTCAAAACATCTTTATTTCAAGTTTTTTGACAATGATGTGCGTGTCACAAGAAAAAAAAGAAAACGAAATGAAAGTAAAAGCTAAGAACGGAAAAAGTTATTACTACGACTATAAGTCACTGGTATTACACCCAAGGGTTCATGAGAGGATTAAAAAGGCTGCTGAGAAACGTGGAATAACAATGAGCAAACTTCTATACGATACTTTCAGTGATGAGTGATCAAGAAAAAGACTTGGGTAAATTGGTGATGGTAGTTTATATTCCCGACTCAATACAAAACAAAACAATGATGAAAAAAATCATTTACTCAGTGGGGGAAGACAATCCCGATTATCATTTCTTGGTAATGGAGGATGACAACTTTATCGGTGTGGAGGTAGTACCCCTACTTCCAAACAAAGAAATGAATGAAGAAGCTAAAAAAATAAAAGAACAGATATTAGACAGGATTTTATGATGGAACAACACTTATTACTTGGAGACAGCAAAGATGTCTTAAAAACGATAAAAGACGGGTCTATTGACCTATTAGCGACCGACCCCCCATACGGAATAGAGTTTATGGGAAAGAGTTGGGATAAGGTATTACCACCAAAGGAAATATGGACGGAGTGTTATAGGGTCTTGAAACCTGGTTCGTTTATTGCGGTTATGTCCTCACCAAGAAGTGATGTATTGTATCGTATGATAAAGGACTTGGAAGATGCGGGGTTTGATATGAGTTTCTCACCAATTCTTTGGACATACCATACTGGATTTCCAAAGGCGAGTGATACAAGTAAGATGATAGATAAGAGGGGGGAAAATGGTGAGAAATACGAAGGTAGTAAGTTAGGTTTCCAACCCAAACCAGCGGTGGAACATATCATTATCGGTATGAAACCACACGGACAAAAGAGTTATATTGATAATGTATTAAACTTTGAGGCACTACCCGACAATATCAAAATGACTTATCCGTTTCTACAAGTTCCAAAACCAGCAAAGAAGGAAAAAAATATGGGGGTTGATAAGAACAACCACCCCACCACCAAACCAGTTAAACTAATGTCCTACATTATTACCCTTTTTACAAGGGAGGGGGATTGGGTATTAGACCCCTTCTTGGGTAGTGGAACGACAGGGGTTGCTTCCAAACTCATCAACCGAAACTTTGTGGGTATTGAAAGGGAACAAGAGTATATGGATATTGTAAGAGAAAGATGTGAGGTTGATAGGGACGAACTTATAAAGTTTTTCAAGATGGAAAAAGACACACAGACAAAGTTGGAGAGGTTATGAGTTATAGTAAGGGGATAATGTGGTTGGACGATTGTAGAATACCTTTTGTTGATGAGGTTAGAACAATACCAGTTCATAGTGAAGATAAAAAAACTGATGAAACTTTATTTGGATTACACCCAACTATTCAACACAAAAGAGAAATAACAACACAAGGTCGTTTCACCCCCAACCTACTTGTCTGTGATGATATGTTAAATGATGGTAGTATAACTTTATCACAAGGCGGGAACTCAACAAATATCGGGGGTTTTATTACAGCATACGCAGATGAAAGTAAAAGAGGTGTAAAGAGTGGATTTGGTGATAAAGGAACAAATAGTAGATACTACGACCTTGACCTATGGTTTGATAAAATGTTGGAGGGGTTATGAGTTATAGCAAGGGGATAATGTGGTTAGACGATTGTCGTATTCCGTTTGTTGATAATGATATTCCAAGTGGTGGCTATGGTAGTGCTTCAATAGGATATGGTAATGAGTATGAATATTCTGGGGGTGCTGGTAAGTCAAATCAACAAGGTAGATTTACCCCCAACCTACTTGTCTGTGATGATATGTTGAACGATGGTATAAAACCAAATAAGGGACACAGAGCGAAAAGTAAGGTCACTGGTTATGGTGAGTTTGGTGGGGGTAAAAGTGAATATCACGGAGTAGGTGAATATATGGAGGTTGATAGTAAAAGTAGATACTACGACCTTGACCTTTGGTTTGATAAAATGATTGAAAAGTTATGAATACAGAAAATAATCAGTTAATAAGCATCTTCTCAAGGTTTGAGATTCAAAGACCAATAATGGGAAAACAGGAGGGGTATAATGTACCCACAACTTATTTTTACCAAGACAAGGTCATTAAAGAATACTATTACCGAGTTTTAAGATTGTTAAAATGAAGATTAAAACAACGGTCGTCTATGAACAATTAATATCCACTGATAAACGCATCTGTGTTTTTCAGGGTTCATCACGTGCATCCAAGACCTACAACATTTTAATCTATTGGATCGTTAGACTACTTCAAGAGGATAACAAAACTCTCTCTATCGTCAGGAAAACCTTACCAGCACTTAAGGGATCTATACTTAGGGATTTGAAAGAAATACTCATTAACTTAGATCTATTCATTCCTGAAAACTTTCACTCAGTTGATGGTTACTACCAGTTGGGGACAAACACCATTGAATGGTTCTCTGTGGATGATGAGACAAAACTACGTGGTCGTAAAAGGGATTATCTGTTTATCAACGAAGCAACAGAAATATCTGAGGAGGAATACATCCAACTAGCACTTCGTACCTCAGACAGAATAACCATTGATCTTAACCCATCCCTATGGAAGTCGTGGATCTATGAACTCGAGGGTAAAGAAGATGTATTCTATACCATTGTGACATATAAGGACAATCCATTTTTAAATAAAGTTCAAGTAAAAGAGATTGAAAAACTCAAAGACAAAGATGCGAATCTATATAGAGTTTTTGGTTTAGGTCAGAAAGGTATTCCAACAAGACTGGTCTTTAACCACCACAAACTATGTGATAGAGTTGCATCAGAGGCAAAACTACTGGCTTACGGAATAGACTTCGGATGGGAAGATCCAAATGTTTTAGTTGCTGTGTATCAACTCGGGGAAGACATTTATTGTGATGAGTTATTACATTTAACTCACACCACACTTCCTGACTTCATTTATAAAATAAAGGACTTAGGATTGAATCTAAGAGACGATTTTATCTGTGATAGTGCATCACCCCAATCCATTGAAGAACTCAAGAGAAATGGGATAAATGCAAAGCCAGTAGTTAAGGGGTCTATCCTTCACGGAATAGATCTTATAAAAAGACACAACCTATACCTTACCCCAACCTCACTGAATCTCATCGATGAGTTTAACTCCTATGTTTGGAAACAAGATAAGGATCTTAAAAACTTAGATGAACCAGTAGATAAAAATAACCACCTCATTGACTCAATCCGATATGTGATGCAAATGAAAGTGGGACAAAAACAAAAGAAATTCGTAGTCGTATGATACAAGTAAAAATAGACAACCAAACCTATAAGATTAATCCTGAACTAACCGTTAGAAGGTATCAGAAGATTAAGAAAAACCCTGAGAAGTATGAGGACGTAGCAGAACTACTGGCTCTGTATATGGATTTAGATGCTGTTGATATTAAAAACCTACCAGCAGCTGAGATAAAATACATTGAAGATCTTTTAACCCTACATCAGTCTCAACCCACAAATGAGATAATCTTCACCTTTGAACACGATGGTGTTCTTTATGGTTTAGAAAATGATTGGGGAAATATGACTTGGGGACAGTTCACTGACTTGGAGGTATTCTCTCAACGAGATAAAATTGATGACAACATACACATCATCTTAGCATTGTTATACAGACCCATTGAGATCAATAAGGACGGTACAAACTACAAACTTGCTAAGTATAACGACAAAACCGTTATGACACGTGCTGGTATTATGTTGGATGTTCCCGTTCAGATATGGCTTGGTTGTGCGACTTTTTTTTTGCTAATCTCGCGAGAATACATCAACAATTCAAGAACCTCTTTGGAGCGGACGATGAGCAAACAGATACTCAAGAATCTGATGTGGATGATAGTCCCGAGATCTCTGCGTCCGAAGCAGCTGCGAGATACTACTTTCAGCTCACTTATGAGCTCGGTAAAAAAGATCTGACTAAAGTAAAAAAAATAAATAAACTCAATATGTACCTGTGTTTAAACGCAGCGTCACTAATAAAGGACAGAGCCATCGCAAGGGAAAACGAACTCAAAAAAATGAAACAGAATATCCGAAACACTTAAGTCTCGGCTTACAAGGTTAATAAACTATTTATCACTAAGAATAAAAATAATGAATGAGTATATAACATTTCATAAAGTTCTTGATTTAATTCAACAATTTCAGGAACAATCCCCCATCTTGAACTCGTTCGGTTACGGTAACTTGGTAGACTTCTCAAGAACGATATCAGGGAATACCGTGAACTACCCATATCTGTTTGCTGTACCTCAGAGTATGCAATACGATGAAAATACAACAACATACCAAATATCATTGATATTTGCTGACATATTGAATTACGACTTAACAAACGAGAAGGATGCGGTAAGTGATATGAGTTTGGAGGCGAGACGTTTCTTGTCTTACATTAAAAGGGGGATGAGGACATTTCCTGAGTTATACAATAACTTGGATGTTCAGTTACCGGCAGCGGCAATACCCTATATGGAAAGAATGGGTGATCACGTAGCTGGTGTTGCTTTGGATTGTAATATACTGGTCTTTGAAGATATTAATGCTTGTGATTATTACCCAACTCCAACACCAACAATATCCTTAACCCCAACCAATACACCTACTCCAACTCATACCCCTACAAATACTCCAACAAATACCCAAACACCAACATTAACACCATCATCAACTTGTCCACAAACAACGCAATATCTTGAAGTAGAACTTAGTGAAAATACAAAGTTTAAACTGATATTGTGGAATACAGCAAACTTTACTTCACCGGCAACTGCTAAATGTGATTATTCAGTTTCAGGAACGGCATACGGAGATCTTGGAACCATTTACACAGGAACAGAAAGTATAAGTCAAACACAACATCAACATCAGTTTGATTTAGCACCAGTATTATTACCAGGAGAGACCGTATCAGGATTTACCGTTCATTCAGTATCAACGGTTGGTTGTCAATGTCCAGTTGAAGTTAAGTTTTGTAGAGAATACTATATTGATGGACCATTTGCTCCTAGATTCGATTGGGTTGATTGCAATGGAATTAATCAGTTTTATGCAAGTGGTGGTGGTATTGCTATTTGTGCTTTAGAAGATACGGTAGTTTTAACCACTGGTTCAGGAACCATAACTGAACTTGGAGATTGCAAGCAAACATAAATAAAAGATGTCACAAGAAGCACTCAATAAAGCAGCACTCATCCTTCAGAATACCCTTAAGGATTCACTTCTTCGTCAGAGGGAGTCAAGGGGGTTTTATGGTCAAACAAAACCAACATCAGGAAACTACCCAACACCTATCTCAAGTAAGATAGCATCGGGTAGTCTTTATGATTCGATCGAGGTATATCCTGAGTTTGACTATGAAAGAGGAAGACTTCGTATGGTTGTTGAGATGTTAGACTATGGAAAGTATGTTAATAATGGACGTAGACCCAATGGAAAATATCCCCCATTAGCAGCAATTGACCGATGGGTACTTCAGAAACCAGGTTTTGGAAACTTGGTAAGAAATGCACAAGGTCAGTTCATTTCAAGAAAGTCTTTAGTATTCTTAATAAGACGTAGTATTGCTCGTGATGGTATATTCCCCACTAAGTTTATAGATCGTTCAATAGAGGATACTTTGGATACTATTTACCAATCGTTTGAACAATCTAGTTATGAGTTAATAGAAGATCTTGTAAGACAAGCCAGAATTGAAATAGAGTTTAAAAAGAAAACAAAATGAGTGTAGCATTCACCAACATCCCAACAGAGTTCCAACCTGTATTATCAGATGGAATATTTTTTACTTTTACATCAGCAACCTATAACGTAGCAACGACTTTTAAGTTCCGTTACGTTTATGAGTTGTATGTAGAGGACGCATTAGTATTTGAGGGTAAATGTACCCCCAACCCATTTGGATATGGTATTGCTGATCTCCAACAGATCTTAGAAACCTATACCAACTCATTACCCATATCATATTGGGATACTACACCGATTTATACTCACCAAACATTTCCATTCTCAAGACCAGCAAACGATGAGGTTATTAACTACTACGTCAAAGTAGGATACGAATATGCTGACAGTGAAATTTCCCCTCTAACGGGTTTTACAGGTATTGGTAATAACGTTGGGACACCAGCGTTTCAAAGTGACGTATATAAGGTCTTTAGGTCTACTATGGGTACAAATGGTAGAGCAACCCAACAGAGCTTTAATATAGATCCATTTATTTTATCAGGAGCACCCCAAGGAATATATCCAACCACATCAGGATTGTTTTTAACCAATGCTCCAAGAATCCTTGATGTAAGTCCAACTGATTATTTTACCTTAGGTTTTACCAACTATTATCTTTGGAGTGGTGCAACCTCAGGATTGTCAGAGGGATACTACGTCAACTATAACTTTTATGATGATCAAGGATCCCTTATTACCGGTGTGACCGTTGATAATATTGTGGCAAATGGGGGAGGTCCTAAATCAGGATGTACCCAAGTATATCAACAATATTACTTGATTGATCCGGTATCAGCAACCACTGACTACAATACTTTGTATGTGGGTGCGGGTCCTGCTAACATACCATTCTTACCTGCAAACGCTGCACAATACACGGTTCAGTTATTTGGTAAGTTCACGGGAACAACATCACCAATACAACCAACTCCAACACCGACTCCTACCCCTACTCAAGGAGCGGTCACAGCAACTCCAACTCCTACTCCAAGTGCGACACCAGTATGTTCAGGTTGTACTGAATATAGTGTGGAATATACCGGTGAATCATCATCCACAGTGATCACGATCAAGAACTGTAATACAGGAGCATTCCAAAACTTAACAATCTTAAAAACTGCAATCTATGTTGTTTGTTCTTGTCAGGAACCATTCCACGCAGGAGAGGTTGAAGTTATAGCTCTTGGACCTTGTGGAGTAACGCCAACACCAACACCAACGAAAACACCGACAAGTACACCAACTCCTACCCCATCGGCTTGTTCATTCAAGTCATGGGTGATTAGTGAATGTTCGGATACTTGTCCAGGTGGTACTTGTTTCTGTGAAGGAGCAACAAGTATAACCGTATACACAGATTGTTCTGTAACAGACATTACAGCTCTATCCACTCAACTATACGATACTTCATCACTGATTAGTCCTTGGACTGGTGACTTCCAAAGAAATGGTCGTATTTGGACCTCTTCAGGTGCTGACGTCACATTAGTTTGTGTGATCGGAGGACCTTGTTAAAATATTATTGATATGACTTTAATCCCACAACCCGTCCCAACTTCATACATCTTAGGTAACTGTGTGACCTACACTCCTGTGAGTGAGGTCTTCACCTTTAATGTAAATTGTCAACCAACTCGTTCTGAGAACCAACATCTTCAACTTATGTGGTTGAATAGATATGGTCATTACGACTATTACACATTCTTGTTTAACCGCTATGAGGGTATGAGCATAGATCGTCAGACCTATAACTCAATGAATATTCAATGGGGTACAACCGATTTTGTTAAGACACAATATTCAAGAGGATTAAACGATAGTGATATTGTTATGGTTCAGACAAATATTATTAACTCAGGATTTGTTAACCAACCCACATTCGAATGGTTGGAAGAACTCTATACCTCAAACTTAGTTTATGAGATTCAACCTGATGGGGGAATATATCCTGTCAATATTTTGAACACAGAATTTGAGAGAAAGATCCAAGGGAATAGAACCATCTATAACTTGGAACTTCAGTATGTGAATAGCAATAATATCAAACTTCTTGGAATATAATGGATACAAGACTACTTGTCAGTATAGTAGATAATACGTATGAATCAGTTGATCTTTTTGATGAAATTCCAATCACCCTGACGATTCAACAGAGTGACTTAACGAATTTAACCGCAAGGAGAACTCCCTATTCTAAGACCATTCAGGTTCCTGATACTTCAAATAACGCTCTTGTATTTGAGCATTACTATGAGGTAAATGGTTTGGACTTTAATCCATTGAATAAACTCCCCTGTGTTGTTCAATATAGGGGTACTGATATTTTTACTGGTGTCCTTAGATTAAATGCGGTCATTGAGAAAAAAGGAATGAGGTATTATGAGATTTTTATCTTAGGTGAGGTCGCTGACTTTACAGCTCAGTTCAAAGATCTTGAACTCCAAGATTTAGATTATACAGATCTTAATCACAATCTTCAGTACTCAGCCATCACTCAGTCGTGGGAAAATGTTAATGATGGTATGAGTGGTTTGTTCAATGGACAAATCCTTTACCCACTGATCAACTACGGATTGGATTATCAAGGAACAGGAACTGGTGCTACCCCAACATTCACTTATACATTCGATGAGACACGTTCTTTTGATCAGAGTGGATTCTCTGTACCTCCGAGTATTTTTAAACCTTCTATTCAAATCAAAAGTGTATTAGATAGAATTTTTGCGAGAACCAACTATAACATCGTATCTGATTTTTTAGATTCTGATTATTTCAAATCCATTTATATGGATACATTTCAGAACGGTAAGTTGGGTATTATTAGTGGTACAGACATTCAAAACCAAAACATTTTTAGGGTTTACACCAACAACCAAAACCAGCAAAGTCCTATCTTTCAACAGACTTCTTCAAGTTTAACTTTTGCTTTAAACTTTAGAGGGGAGTTCCCTGATGGATATGATCCGTTGAATAACTTTGCTTTAGGAACCACCACACAAATCGCAGTTCCCAATGAAGGTTTCTTTCAAGTACCCTATGCTGGTGATTATTTCTTTAACTTTAGATGTAACTATTCCAATCCAAATGCTGCGCTTGGAACGAGTATCTTTAGGATAGCCGCAGTTGCTCAATCCACAAATAACGTTAACTCGGTTGGTTCAACATTCTTTTTAACACCACAACTTGTATGTGCAGGTGATGGTAGTGAACTCCCCTTGGATTTATATTTCTCAGGATCATTATTAACAGGTCAGTTCATAAGACTTTATGTTTTGTTGGATGGGGGTTCAAACTTTGGAACTCAAGTTAAGTTAAGTGGTTTTAATAACTTTGGTGTAACAACAGCCTTCCCTATGTGGGATCTCTACACATCCCCAATCATCCCTTCAGATCTTGTGGATATGAAAGTGGGGGTACCCAATATTAGGTGTATAGATTTTTTCAGGAGTTTAATCACCATGTTTAACCTTGTGGTTCAACAGGATGAGAGCAGTAAGGTTGTGCGTATTGAACCTTATAACTGGTATTATGATGATGTGGATAGACCAAGAAAGGATTGGACAAATATTCTTGATTTGGATAATGAAAAGAAAATAGAACCATTATCATTTGATCTAAGTAAAGAACTTACTTGGACTTACCAAGAAACGGGTTTTGAGAATTTACCTTATGAGTTTTCTACACGTTTCGATTATGTCTTTGGTAGAAAGAGATATACCACGGGTAATGATATTTTCACAGACGAACAAGTCTATGAAGTTCCCTTTGGATCTTGTCCTACATCAGGAGTAACAAATGCTCCTAACTTTATCATACCTCAGTATTTTTACCTCAACAATGGACAACAAGCTCCATACGCCACAAAACCACACCTATTCTTTTGGGTGGGTAATAGATATTCCTACAAGGATATTTTTAAGTCTGTTCAAGGTCCTTGGTATTTGACTAGTGGTGCGACACCAGTGGAACAAACCACTTATCCTTGTGTATCTCACTTATCAACATTGGAGAGTCAAATATCAGAGGTTATATCAGATTTGAACTTTGAGTCAACTTTTGACTTCTTTGCAAACGATACAAACCTGATTCAACAGTTCACCCCATTTACCTTGTATAACACATTTTGGGCAACTTATGTGGATAATCTATATTCATACGAAAGTAGAAGATTGACTGGTTATTTCTATTTTAGACCCATTGATGTTTACGAAACCTCACTCAAGGATAAAATATGGATAAAAGATGCTGCATACACGATTGAGAAATTAACCGATGCTAATTTGGTGAATAAAGTCCTTACTCAAATTTCTTTGATTAAAGAGACTTATCCTTACTACAAGATAGAGCCACCAGCTCCGATCTATATCTTGTCTCCTAACGAACCTTATCCATCTCCTGAACCATTCTACAACACCGTATGCTTTGTATCAACTGACAAAGACTTAGTTTGTGCTGGTACAACCCCAACGTTGACGGTTGTATATACATTCGGTTCAGGCACTATTGGGAACTTAGATAAAGTATATATTGATACTGGCACCTCATTCCAACTCTTACCACAAGGAACCTATGTTCGACAACAGAGTGAACCTACAACCTTTGTGGTGGTGAATAACTTGGGTCAAGTATTACAAACAACCTGTTAATAAATGGCAGATCCTATTCAAATTCCGTTAGAAGTAACCGGTATACCTAAATCCAAAAGGGAGGTAGAAGAGTTATTAGACAAAATTAAACTCTTATCCCTTGCTTTGGGGTCAATGGCAGATAAAGAAAGTGCTGCTTACAAAGAGACCGAAGCTGCTGTAAAACAACTTCAAGGAACCGTTGACTCATACAACAACTCAAAGGGTACTAAGAATGTTGAGAATACCGCAAGGAGTTTTGTAAAAATCGGTAGTGCTATTACAAGTTCATTTGCTGCGGCTCAAGCGGCAATATCCCTATTTGGTAGTGAGAGTGAAGCGGTTGCTCAAGCTGCGGCAAAAGCACAAGGATTATTAACTTTAGCCCTTGCTTCAAGGGAAATAGCAGAAGCAGGTGCGGCTGTTAAAACGGTTGTTCTAACTACAGCAACCATTGCTCAAACAGCGGTAACTCAAGGGTTGACCGCAGCAACGAGATTGTTATTTGCAACCTTTGCGGCAAACCCATTCGGTGCTATTTTAGC